GCATTAGGCGACGGCGGTCCAGCAGTTCAAGAAGCTTTAAAACAAATAGGACAAGGTGCTGATCCGCAAGTCTTACTAGATGCGTTTAAGGTTGCTGGTGGCTCCTTAGAAAAATTTGCTATGATTGACACTGGTGATAAAATTGCAGATGCACAATCTAGAAGAGCATTTATTGAAAGCATAAGACAGTCACAACCTGAGGTAGCCGCTGCATTAGATGCTGCTGTTCAGTTGAACGAATTAGGAGGAATGAACCTCAAGGCAGCTAAACAAGATCAAAAGAAAGCAGACGCAACAACAAAGTCTATGACTACGTTTGAAGACTCTATTAAGGGATTACGCGGCACTATTCAAACAGCACTTATGGATAGTGGATTATTTGAAATGCTTGGCACAGCACTGGGCGAACTTGGAGATCTGTTTGCTTCACCAGAAATGAAAGAAAGTATTCAAGATATTGCAAAAGTTATTAAAACTACTATTGGCGAATGGATGGCTGTCTTTAAAGAAGGCGGACTAAAAGCTGTTTGGGATAAAGCAATTGGTGGATTAAAAGATATGCTTGGCGATATATTCAGCTCAATGTTTTCAAGCGGAACAGTAATTAAAGGACTTGTAATTGCAGTTGGAGCATTGTTTGCAGCCAAGTTAGTTAAAAATGCCCTGTCAAAATCACTTGGCGGTATTGGCAAATCATTAGGCTTTGGAGGCAATCCTGCAACATCAGGTAAAAGTCTTCCTATGGGCGGCGGTGGTGGCGGTGGCGCCAGCGGCAAAGCTGGTGGCGGTGGTGGCCTTGGAAAAAGCATTGGTGGCATCGGTAAAGGAATAGGTAAAGGCCTTGGCGGCATACTAAAAGGTCTAGCAGGAGGTATTTCAGCATTTGCTAATCCAGCAGTTGTATTAGGTGCAGCGGCATTAGGTGCAGCAATAGTATTAATAGGTGGCGCAATTGCAGGCGCTGTTTGGATGGTTGGTAAATCATTGCCTACTATGGCAGACGGCATGCAGTCTTTTGAACAATTAGACGGTGCTAAATTAATATCAGCAGGAAAAGGCATGGGAGCAATTGCTCTTGGTATGGCTGCATTTGGTGCAGGGTCAGCAATTAGCGGACTAGGAAGTTTAGTAGGTGGAATAACTCAAGGCATTGTTGGATTGTTTGGTGGAGACGATCCATTAACTAAAATGGAAAAGTTCTCTAATGCTAATATTGATGGAGCAAAGGTTAAAACAAATGCAGAAGCACTAACAGCATTTAGTACTGCTATGTCAGCAGCGTCTAGTGCGTCTAATGCAGGACTTTCAGATATTGCCGGTGCAATTGCCGGTGGTATTGCAGGATTCTTTGGAGCAACAGATCCAGTAAATCAGTTAAAGAAGTTTGGCGAAGCAGTAATTGATACTAAGAAAGTTGAATTAAATGCAGCTGCGATGATAGCATTTAGTACAGCAATGGCTACTGCTACAAAACCTCCAGAAGGTGTATCATCAGCAATTGGTAATGCAATTGCAGGATTCTTTGGCGCCACTAATCCAGTAGAGCAATTAAAACTATTTGGTGACACTAAAATTAATTCAGTCCAAGTTGCTACTAACGCTGGCGCTATGATAGCGTTTAATACAGCAATGAGCGGTGCAGTAACTATTGACCAAACTATTTCAGGAGCTATCGGCGGTGCGATAAACACCTTAATGGCAAATAGTCCAATAGATCAACTTGTCAAGTTTGCAGCAGTAGCTATTGACGGTGTTGCAGTTAAGTCAAATGCAGAATCTATGATAGCATTTGGAACAGCAATGTCAGCAATGCCTAGTAAGATGCCAGGTGATGGAGCGTTTGCATCTTTTGGTAAAGCTATTGCTGGCTTCTTTGGCGCAGACACTCCGTTTGATCAAGTAAAAGATTTTGGTGATATGGATCTTAACTCTGCAAAGGTTAAAATAAATGCAGAAGCTATGGTATCGTTTGGTAACGCAATGTCTTCACTTCCAACTGGAATGGGAGAAATAACCTTACACAAGCACTTTGCTAGTAGAATGCAAGACTTAGGCGAGACTAACCCAGACGGAATAAAAGCTGTAGGCGTAGCATTAGCAAGTCTTGGATCTGCTCCTGGACTAGAATCAAGCTTAAAAACATTAAAATCTGCATTAGATGCTGATGCAGCTGACGATTATAAAGATTCTATTGTAGAACTAAAGGATGAATTTAAAAAATTAAACGATGAAATGGCTAAGTCAAACAAACTTGCCAACACTCGTGCTGGCAGAGCTGCCAGCAAGGCGGCCGGAGAAAGCTCAGATCAGTTAAATACTACGATGACAAACATACAGACTATTTTGTTAGAACTGAGTTCTGATGCAAAGGATACTCGAAAGTTTACTAAGAAACTTGCTGATGAAGTATAGTACGGAGAAAAATAAAAGATGAGCTGGAAAAAATACTTTACACCTGTTCCAACAGGCGATAATCAAAACGGTAGTTACAGCCCATTCACTGCTCGTAACAGTGGCAACCTTGCAGGCCCTGCAAAAACAAATTATTCTAGCTACTTGCCAGATGTATATGTCGGCAGTCCAAACAGAGTTGAGCGTTATAGTCAATATAACACTATGGACCAAGACAGTGAAGTTAATGCTGCACTAGATATTCTTGCTGAGTTTTGTTCGCAGAAAAATAAGTCTAACAATACACCTTTCCTTGTTGAATATAAAAATAAAGCAACCAACAGTGAAATAAACATTATCGGACAGTACTTACAGCAATGGAATAAACTACAACACTTTGAAACAAAGATTTTTAGAATACTTCGTAACGTATTTAAATATGGAGATCAGTTTTTTGTAAGAGATCCAGAAACTAAACGCTGGTTTCATGTTGATCCAGCAAACGTAACACGTATTATTGTAAACGAAAGCGAAGGCAAAACTCCTGAGCAGTATGTTATTAAGAATGTAAACTTTAATTTTAAAGACGGTATTGCTACTACTCCGTATAACACAAACGGAAACATTGGAAATGCAGGAACTAATCCAGGAAGCACACTAACCGGCGGCCGTGGACAAGTAGGACAGCCAAATGCATCAGCTAGCGGAAGTAGATTTACTACTGACGATGGTGAGATGACAGTAGATGCAAAAGATGTAGTGCATTTAAGTTTATCAGAAGGATTAGACAACAACTATCCATTTGGTAATAGCTTACTTGAAACTATCTTCAAAGTGTACAAGCAAAAAGAATTGCTTGAAGATGCTATTATTATTTACAGAGTACAACGTGCTCCAGAAAGAAGAGTATTCTATGTTGATGTGGGTAATATGCCATCTCATCTTGCTATGCAATTTGTAGAGCGTGTTAAGACGGAAATTCATCAAAGACGAATTCCATCGCAGACTGGGGGCGGAACTAATGTCATAGACAGTTCATACAATCCTTTGTCAATCAACGAAGATTACTTCTTTCCACAAACTGCTGAAGGGCGTGGATCAAAAGTTGAAACATTACCAGGCGGTACTAACCTTGGAGAAATTGATGACCTTAGATATTTTACTAATAAGCTCGTACGTGGTTTACGAATCCCTAGCAGCTATCTACCAACCGGGGCTGACGACAGTGCTGCTCAGTACAATGACGGACGAGTTGGCACAGCCTACATACAAGAACTAAGATTTAACACTTACTGTGAAAGACTACAAAACTTAATTGTTGAAGAATTTGACACAGAGTTTAAACGTTACTTGTTAGAAAAAGGCGTAAACATTGATACTGCAATGTTTGATCTTAAATTCCAACCACCACAGAACTTTGCAAGTTACAGACAGTCAGAAATAGATAATGCTCGTGTGCCAACATACACACAAATGAGTGCTATTCCTTATATGTCTAACAGATTTGCAATGAAACGCTTCTTAGGTATGAGTGATGAAGAGATTGCAGAGAATGAACGTATGTGGCGCGAAGAGAATGAAGAGAATTTAGAGCCATTACCAGGTGATGCAAGTGCTGAAATGCGTGACGCAGGCATTAGTAGTGCAGGCATTGGCGACGACTTAGGCGGAATAGAAGACGAAGCATTAGATGGCGAAGCACCTGTAGAAGGCGGAGAAGGCGAAATGCCAGATACTGTTACAGGACAAGAACTAGGCCAAGGCGCCTCAACAGAGCAAACGGTATAAATACAATATGATACTTAGAGAATTATTTTACCACGATCCCGAAACTGTTGAATTCGTAGATGACAAACGCTACGAAGCTGAGTACGACGAGTCTCCGTTAAAGAAAAGCGATACACGCAAAACACGCTTAACTTTAAGTCAACTTAATAGAATCCGCAAAGCATCTGAGCTGCATACCGAAGAAAAGCGTAAGGAACAAGAGTTCGTTAAGCAAATGTATGGTATAGCAGCAAACGCAGAGGCTGGCGGAGTATAAACTATTGACAAAAACAGCATTTGTACTAGGCAATGGTACAAGTCGTTCTAGTATCGAACTACCCCAACTAAAAGACCACGGTGTTGTATACGGATGTAACGCACTTTTTAGAGAGTTTACTCCTGATTACTTAGTTGCAGTTGATACTAAAATGGTACTTGAAATTAATAAGACAGATTATCAGCGTACTAATCATGTGTGGACCAATCCTAATCGAGCATATAATTCACTTGTTGGATTTAATTACTTTCAACCTAGTAAAGGGTGGAGCAGTGGTCCTACAGCATTATGGCTTGCTAGTACTCATGACACTCAGTACATTTATATAGTAGGATTTGACTATCAAGGTACTAACGATAAGATTAATAATATATATGCTGACACTTCTAACTATAAAAAGAGTAGCGATAAAGCAACATTCCATGGAAATTGGCTAAATCAAACTATGATTACTTGTCAAAAATTTCCTCAAAAGAGATATATAAGAGTGTTAGGAGATAATCCATTCATACCAAAAGAGTTTTCAAAAATAGAAAACTTATCACATATAACCATTGAAGAATTTAAAAAATCCTTCAATTTGTTGTAGTATTCTCAAAACGAGTCGTTTTGAGCCAGTTATACCCCCCTTTTCATTATATAGTGTAAATATATTATGACAGCCCCACACCCCACTTCGGTGTGTGTACTAAACATTTATAGGAGTTAAAAATGGCAGATCTAAACAAATTTGAAAAAATGCTAGAGCTACTTGTCAACGAAGACAAAGCAGGCGCACAAGAAATATTCCACGAGATCGTAGTTGAGAAATCACGCGATATCTATGAAGGACTACTTGAAGATGAAGAAGAAGTAGACGAAACTACAGACGAAGAAGTTGATGAAGCTTCAGACGAAGACCTAGACGAAGCAGACGACGAAGAAGTAGATGAGTCAGACGAAGACTTAGACGAAAACTTTGAGTTAGACACAATGAGTGTTGAAGCTGATGACGACATGGGCGGCGACCCAACTGACGACATGATGGCAGACCTAGGCATGGACGACGAAGGCGGAGAAGGCGACGACGATATGGGCGATGCAGAAGATGATGCAG